ATTACTACTATTATAAAATTGAATTGTAAAGCCTGTTTTGGACTTACTTGTAATTTGATAATAATCTCCTGAAACTAATCCTTGTGCCGATATTCCTATTGATGGAGTTGCATAAAAAGCATTAGTAAATGTAATAGTAGTTCCCGATGCACTTGAAACTACATCTTCTCCTGACTCTGTTCTTTTTTCCATATTTACTTTGAATTGTAATTCGTGAACTTTTGCTCGAACCTTATTATCATCACTAGTTATTTTACATCTAAATTTAAAAAATCTTCCTTTAATTGTGCTTTGTTGTGCAATTTTTTGAAATGTCGTTATATTTGATAAACTAGAATCATCAAATCCAACTTGAACTTCTGCACCACATTGTATTTCTGGTGAACCATCGAATGGTGCTTTCGCATCTTCAAAGAGTGTTGCACCACGACCTGAATCAAATAAATCGTACTCATCTTCTGAACTCATACTAGCAACTGCACCTAAATTAGTGTCATATACAGCATCTAGTGATAATGTATTTGCAAAATCATAAAATCCTGATGATTGTACATTTGCTGTAAAATTTGTAGGATTAGATGTAGAGTCTGTACCACCTAAGTCAAAGACACCCTCTGCCGAATCAATGTTACCAACTAAACTATCTACTTGTGTTATAGTATCTAAGATCAATACTTTTCTACCAGCATTATCTTCTGATATTGCAACATTACTATCTCTTGTTCCTAAAAAATCAGCCATTATTCACTCACAGTTAAAACATTTGTAAAATTTTGTAATCCTGAAATGTTTGTAGATACAATAGATGCGTTAGCTGAACTATTACCTAATTTATCTACAGCTTTTATGCAGAAACTTCCTGTTACGGCATTTACAACTAAAGCATTTGATTTTCTTCTTACAACTTTTGCAAGAGGTGTACTTTCATTCCAAGTTGCTCCACTTGTTACATTTTGAAATCTTATTTCATACCAGCTTATGTCTAAATCTTCAACAGGAGTCCACGATAGCTCCATTTGATTTGACCCTACTAAACTTACTGATAAATCTGTTACATCTGATGGAGTATCAGTTGCACCAACAACTGTATGAGTTGCAGATGTAAATGTTGAATTTACACCAAAACTATTTATTGCTTTTGCCCTTACGTTATATGAAGCACCATCAATAACATTCAAAAATTCATGTTTTAATTGTGTCCCAACAGAGATAATTTTAAAATCTGATTCAGTACTTAATTTTGCTTCAACTTGATAATTTGAAACAAAAGAATCTGGACTAACACCAATAGTTATATTTAATCTTGTTATAGTTATACCATCTGCATACTCTATCATTTCATCTGTTAATGTTAATGAAGCTGGTGGCTGTATAACAAATGGATTAGGTAAATTTGTAGATGGTGTTGTTGTCTGTTCTATTTTTGGAGCAAAAGTATAATGACTACCTTGATATTCAACTAAATCTAAACTTACTGTAAAATCTTCATTAAACGTTAATGACATAACACGAAAAGTCTTAGATGAAAATCCAAGTGAAGCATGGGTAATATTAACTAAATCTCCAATAGCTAAATCATATGCATTGAATCCTACATTTATTGATAATTGTAATGATTCTCTAGAACGTCTTAATATAATCTCTGCCATCTCTTCTGCCTGATAGGGACTGGTAATTGTCTTAAAATCAAATCTGCCCTCTAAAAGAAAACCACCATCTGCAGTTTTTAAAGTTGCATGACGATCAGAACTTGATAAACCTGAATCGTCTATTGGAGGAAATTGGACCTCATCTGCTTGAAAATTTCTTGCTGGATTTATAAATGAAACAATAACTCTATTGTATCTTTCATTTTTACTTGGACTTGATAAATTATACCCACCAATAATATCATCTTCAGTTAAAGTAATAGAAGCTGATCCTGTAGTTTCTATAACAAGTTTATATTTACCAGATGAATAAGGTAAAAAACCTCTACAACCTTTTATAAGCTCTCTTATATTTTCTATCACTTTTTTTGAGGTATCTAACACCGCATTAGTATCAAATAAATTAATATCAGATCCACCAGAGAAAGGTGTTACTTGTGTGATACAAACTTGTGAAGCATCTCTAAAACTTTGTAAATCTATGTCAGCAGTTGGTATTCCTTTTCCATATCTTTCATTTCTAAGATAATCCAAAATGCAAAATGCTGGGTTTGTAGAATACGTTGCACTTGATTCAACTAAACTAGAATTTAATGTTACTATTTTTTTACCCTGTATCTTTGCTTGTACTTTTGGGATTGAACCAAAAATATCTTGATTCCATTTAAACTTTAAAGCAAGGTAAGCAATACCAGATAATTTATGGTTGCTTCCCCAACTTGATAAAGTTGATAATAAACTTGAAGCTGATTGTCCATCAGTACCTAAATGAGGCTCTATTGTAATATAACTTACACCATCTTTATAAAAATTAGAATCTGAACTTGCTACTGTTCTTTGAGTGTTATCTGTTAAAGCACCTGAAAAAGTTACTACTTTATCATCTACTCTGACTTCCTCTATTGAATTAATTTCTCCCTCACATAATACTAAAGCCATATATAAAAACTCGTTATCAGTTCCAGAAGTTTCTAGAAATACACGCACTCCTCCAAGTAATCTTTCTCCATAAACGACTGGTATTGATGCGTCATTAGATTGTTTATTTACCAGAATACCTTTTTCAAAATCATCAAACTCGCCAACTCCAAAATCTGGTATATCAGGTGTTGGTATTAACCATGAAATAGCTTTCTGAAATATTTTAACAACAGGCTTAAATATTTTTGTAACAGCTCTAAATACTTTTTTAAAAATCATGCTCTACCCCATTTAATATCTTGTACTGTTTGAGAGCTGAAATCCATACCTACATCTGTTGAGAAAAATCTTTGTTGTGATGTATTGTTTGTTTTACGACCTGATTTCTTTTCAAAATCTGCCCAATGGGAAACAATAGATAAATTTACCAAAGAATTTTTATCTGATTCAGAAATACCAAAATTATCTATTTGACCATTATATAATAAAAAAGGATCATCAAATAATACATTTGTGTCTTGCAAAAATGCTCTGAATATTTTTACTTCATCATTAATCACATTTTCATTAAGACAAGTTGAGATAAAAGTTTGATCTGCTCCTGATAAACTTAATGTTATAGGAGAAAGATTAACATCTGTTTCTTCACTAAAATTAGAAACTCCTAGTATAAAATCACTCGCTGTATAAGTCACAGAACTGCCTGATACTGATGAAGTTATTGAAAATGAATTATCTGTTATGTTGACAGGAGTAGCAAATCCTATGGTTATCAAATGAATAGGTCTTATTTCATTTGTCGCTAGTTCGTTCTTTACTGCTGTTGTTAATGCTCTCGTCATATATTTCGTATGTTGTTCTGTTTATCTTTTCATTACCTTTTATCACAACGTAACTAAATGTTCCATCAGGGATTTTATGTCGTCCTAAATTATTAGTTTTCATGTCGATTTCGGATTCATCAACAACTTTTTCTGCAATGACATCTACGTTGAGCCAATGACGTACTAAATATCTTGCCATTATAAAGATTCTTCGACATCTAATTGAAACTCATATAATAGTTCTCCTGTATTAGTAGCACCTATTACACCGAATTCTTGCACATCATTTGTTAAATGAACAGTAAAAGGTATATTATCGTATGAAACAGCTTCATCATCTGCTAAAGTTGTTATTAAAGGTGGTTCAATAGTTACAGTAGCCGCATTCGATGAACTAGTTACATCTTCTACGACCATATATATTTTTGTGTGTCCATTAAATTTTAAATAATCTCCAGCACGTAATCTATTAGCTGTATCAGAAGCAAATCCATCTATGGCTATAGTTGTATCTCCAGCAGTATGACTTCCATTTACTGCTAAAGTTCCTGTTTCTACTCCTCTTGCATCTTCGATTTCTGGTGGAATAATTGTGAAGTTTTCTTTTTGAGATCTTTGCTTCATTATAAAAGCCATAAGCTCACCATAAATATCTGATCTTTTTCCTGTAATAATTTTTGCAGTAAAAGCAAATCTTTGACCATCAATTTGTCTTGATAATTTTTTACCTGATTGTGATTTGGAAATAATTGTATTTTGAATACTTTTTATACCCATTGTTGAAAATGCAGAAGAAGATATAGGAAACGCACCAGCCATTATATTATTGCAACTCTCCCTCTCTCGTTAACTGCATTATTAATTATTTGGGTTATTGTACCTCTTGATCTTACTAACAATTCCTCAAATCCACTCGCATCTACAGTATTAATATTAAAATTTACATTTACAGGAGATACATTCATACCTCTAGCACTTTGTGTTATCTGTCCTGTTTGGTTAGGAATAAAAAGCTCAGGTCCTTTTTCTCCAATTATTGATGGTTGTCCTTTTCTTACTGAACCACCTGAAGCAAAAAATGGTAATTTGAAACCACTAAACAAACTGAATGCACTTCCTAATGCTTGTTTTTTATTATTCCTATCTATTAATTTTCCTTGTTCTATTAATTTTTTATTTTGATTATCTAAAAGTTTTTCTTTAACTTTATTTAAAGCAATATCTATAGCCATTCTAATACCTAATTCTACAAAACCAGCTAATATTCTTACTAAAGCATCTTGTGCAATTTTTTTTAGACTATCTTTAAGATTCTCTCCTAACACTATAGTTCTGGCAATAGCCTCTGATGATCTTGTAATTCCTGTATTAACACCCTCAACTATAATATCTCTTATTTGAGACATTTTAGTTTTCATTTCCTCTATTGCTTTTTTGTTTAACTCTTCAAACTTTCTAATAGCTTTTTCAGTAGCAGATGGGATTTTAACTGATAATTCATGTTCAAACTCCCTAATAGGCGGTAAAACTAACTCAACTTCCTCTTTTAAATTTTTCATTGGAATAGAAAGTTCATGTTCAAATTTTCTTATTTTTTCAAACTCTACTACAGTATCTCCAGCTAATTTTTTTATTCTTCTGTTGATGTCGTTGATAATTAATGCGGCTCCTGCAAGTTTAGTTGTAAAACCACCAAGAGCAACTAACACTAGACCTAATATACTTTGGAAATCTCTAAAATTATCTGCTAAGAGTTTTATACCCTCTGCCGCTTTGATCGTTGCTTGTGCTAAGTCCTTACCTATTGTTTCTGCAATCATATCAAGTTGTTCTGCATTATCATTTAGAAACTCATCTAAATCTCCAAATTGATTTTTTAATTCTGCAAAAAAACCAGCATCGAGTAATGTTTTCTTAAAGCTGAAAACTTTATCATTCAACATTGATATAGTTCCCTCAAAAGTGTTTGCTAATTCATCTGTTGCTTTTCCGAATCTTCCACCTTTTCCAAAAACTTTTTCAAATGCTTCGGCAGTTGCTTCTATTGAAACTTGTGCACCAGCTTGGAAACCAAGCATATTTCTTACACCTTTTTCTCTAAATAAATCTGCCGCACCAATACCAGCACTGAATGATCTTTGTATTTGCTCTGCTGTTGTTCTAAAATCTAAGCCTGTAACTGCCGCAACGTTACCTGTTATCTCTAACATATTTTGTAAATCTTTTGCGTTATCTGTTACTGTTGCTAATATTCCTGAACCAGATTGTATTTCCTCTAGGGAGAAAGGTACTCTTGATGCAAACTTGACCATATTGTCAAATGCTTTTGCACCCTCATTAGTATCTTTAAGTAAAAATTTTAATCTAACTTGTAGATTTTCTAACTCTCTTCCTGTATTAACTAGATTACGAACAACTAAACCAGCACCTAAACCAACGAATGCTGATTGCAAACTAAATACTGCTCCTCTAACTTTTGCTAATCCACCTCTTAGACCATTAAGAGCTTTTGTAGCTTTATCTCTTGCTACTACATCAATAAATAATTTTTGAGTTGCCATTATTTGTATTTCCTCAGTTCAGCTAATTGCTTCTGATTTTTATACTCATTTTGCTCTTTTTTCAAGTAAGCTATCCATAAATTGTAATGGCTTACAGGCATATCTAATACTTTTTGTATAGGTAATTTAAGTCTATCAGCAACCACTAACAAAGTTTGAGTGTCAGGGTCGCTACTTACTTTTTTTCAGCTTCCTCTAAAGATGTATCTGCTAATATTTTATTTGCTATCGTTGCAATAACATTTGAATCTGCTTTTCTTCTTAATTCAAATTTATCTTCTAACTTGAATGCTTTTTTCAAATTACCTTTTTCATCTTTAACTTGTAGTTTCATTATAAGTAAATCTACAAGTACAGTAAGGTCTTGAAAGTTACTTGATTTTTTGAATATAATATTTTTTTCTTCAAGTGTTAAAGGCTCGGAATAAAAAATAGATGCATTACCAGCTTCATCTTTCCACTCTTCTACTTCAATAGTTAAAGTTTTAAGAGTTTCAAAATGAGTTTTAACTCTATCGATTATTGACATAAATTATTATTCAGTTCCAATCGTTAAAGCACCTGTTCCTTGAAAAGTTACTGATCTAGCAACGATTCCATCTAAAGGTTGTGATACAGACATTCCTGTAATAACACTAGCACCCTCAAATTTTCTATCTCCTGTTGAACTTCCCTCTGGTAACAATTTAAAAGTTATACTCGCTCCAGCAGTTAATTGTGTTTGCACACTATCTGCTTCGTCAAAGTGCATTTCTAAAGTACCAGAAAAAGATGTTCTACCAGCTACAAAAGTTTTTGCGGCATCAGACATTTTTGTACTTTCAACGACATCTCCTGTTGTTTCTAAAGTGAATGAAACAAGTTCACCAACTGCTGAACCACCAACTACTACTTCACCCTCTTTACCATGATGTACTGCCATATTTTTCTCCTTGTAATTTATTATGTATATTAGTTTTCTTCTTCATCGTCAATATCTTCGTCATCATCATCTTCAAAAGTTTGTTCATCTTCATCTTCCCATTCTTCATCAGATTGATTTTCTTCTACTTCTTCTACCAAATCTTTTACCTCTTCGCAAAGCAAACTTTCTTTATCGTGAAGTTTTTCTATTTGGTCAATTTTTTTTTTTATTTTTTCAAGTATTTTTTGTGTTTTCATATATTATCCTATGGTGTTGCGGCTTGATGTTCATATAGCACACGGATAGTAATAAGTACAGCTCCATATGGAAATAAACTTCCAGCATCAGTTTCTATTGATATTACTTCTGTGTCTAATGCATTATTATCTCTTGTAATATCTGTTTCTAAAGCAGATTCAATAGCAGATGCTAAATTATTTCTGGCAGTATCTATATTACTTTCACTTCCTTTAATAAATCCTGTTATACCAAACTCTAAAGTACATAACCTTGTTTTTGCACCTGAACCTAACTCTTGATCCTCTTTTGTTTCCTCTATTGTTTGTATTAATACTGCTGGATATTGTGCTTGTGATAGTTCGTCTAGTTCAAATGGTTGTCTTGTTACTTTTTTAACATTAGGACTAGATATATTACCAATTACAGTAACTAAATTTGATGCAATGTTTTCTCTAGTACTCATAGTCCTAACTTTCTTATTTCTCTTTTTACAAATTTAGCAAAAGTGTTTTGTATCACTTTTTCTGTTTTTTTACTATATCCAAAAAATTTTCTGATTGGTAAATTTCCCATACCTTTTTGATGAAATAATGCTTTTGTTGCTTCTCTCTGTGATCTAAAAAAAATTTGAGCTTTATTTTTACCGACAACTCTAGAAGAAATACTTTGTAACATTGTGTTTGTATCTTCTAAATCTACTATTGTTTTACCTTTTAATTCTGCATATGCTGGAGAGTATCCTATAAATTTATTCCCTTTTGCATCTTTCCCTAATTCAGTTCTTTTAACAATAATTGTTTTTAATTGTTCTCCAGCTTGTTTCATGCCTTTAGTAATTATTGGTGGAAATCTGTGAATAAATTTGACGTATCTTGCTTGTACATTTTTAACATTAGTATTAAGTTTTAAATCTAATGCCATTATCTATTTAATCTTCGATAACCATGTAAAGGCTCTCTCTCATTAGATACTATAGTTCCGTCTGCTGTTGAATCATATTCGACACCATCTTCAAGTATCGATCTAAACTCTTTGTTATATTCTGCCATGTAATATTCAGCCATTCTCTCAAATCTATCTTTATCTGCTTCTGGTCTAAATTTAGTTAATGCTGGTAAATAGAATCTTCCAAGAAATAAATAAACACCAGCTCTTTCAAACTGATCTAGATTTACTTTTGTGTTTTCCATCTCTACTGTATTTAAAACTGTAATATCTGTATAGACATTTGTTTTATAAGTTGGAAACCAACGTATTCTTAACTCTCTTAAAATGTCATTAGTTGTTTGTGCAAGAAAATTTACTGTTTCAGTTGCAGTAGTAGAAATACCAAAATCAAAAGCATCAGGCTGATATTTTAAAACATCAGATGTAGTGATTACGTTTGCTCCTGTAAAGTTAGCCATATTAAGATACCCAAGCAATAATTACAGCAACAACAACGATTACTCCCATTGTTACTTTTGGATTGTCTTTCGCTATCTTCCAATAATTGTTAATCTTTTTTTTTAGTTCTTTTTGCATTTTTTTTTCTCTTTGGTTTAAGTTGTACGACTTTAGAAGCTATGTCTTTTACTGTTGCTTTTTTAATTTCTTTTTTTACACCATCAACAGGAAAAAAACCATTTCTTTCAAAATGAGCTATGTTAGCTTCATAATATTTTTTTTCTTTAACGATTATTTTTTTTCCATTTGTTAATCTTATATCCATAATCTTCTCCTT